TTTCATATTCACATTGTGATCAATAATGTCCAACTCGTATATTCCGCTAATTTCATCGCAGTTAACATTATGCTGCTTTTTCAACAAATGTGAGATTAAAAGAAGATTTATTTTATTTCCGACAATATAATAATTCTCATAATCATTTGATAGCTTGATTTGATACTTTGTTCCATTAAACTTTACCGTTATTGACATAAACGAAAACCTGCACAACTTATAATCAAAATTTAATGGAAGTTTTGGAAAACCAAAAAATAATACCTTGTTTACTTTTGGCGAAGTTTCTGTTACTTTTTCATAATCCGAAAATATAATAAAATCATACAAGAGAAACTGATGAACCAATATATATTTTTTATTTGTTGAGAACATTAGTTGATTAAACTTTATTACGTCTATCTCAGAATTATTATTTAAATTTTCAATAAACGATTTTACAGGCTTAAACGACGGATGATAATATAATTTCTTAGCATGCATTTCAATGTGTGTGTAAAACATAATTGCATAAAATGATAATTTTAAAAGAGCAATATTGTATTCATTTGGAAAACAGTACGTCATGAATACATGTAACCCCACCCCAAGCGTAAAAACGTTAATTATAGTCATTAACCGTGAATAAATTGTATATAAATTTTTAAATAGTTTTTGCTTATATACTTGAGAAACTCTCATATGCCGGAGATGTTGAAGAATTCGGGAAAAAGTTTTTCTTAAAAACAGTTGTTGGGGTAGATACTGTTTTGTTTTCAGGTTGTTTTGCAATATAAACGCTGGTTTGAGGGGCCTGGCCAATTGTTGTATTTAATCCAAATATGTATAATAACATTGCTACCACGAAAGTCATTAAAATAAATGGAATGAAAACAATGATCCAGGAAATAACGCCTAAACCGCCGTCACACAAACCATTTAATAAAAGAGTCACAAGTATTGCAACAACAAACTTCATAAACGCAGTATTGTAAAGCCCTTTAAATGTGTCAATTAGAATTTGAGCTATAGAAAAAACGATATAAATTAATGCAGGTGGACACAATTTAAACATGGTTAACTTATATTATATCAATAAAAAAATGGTTCACCGTCCTTTAAATAGCCAACTTGATTTCCAGGATCGCCATCCTTATCTACTTCATAGATTGGTCCATTTTCCTCATTAGTTGCGAAATAGGTAACATCTTCAATTTCAATTTCAAAGACTTCCTCTTCGTCATCTTCTTCGCTTGCCTCATCCTCTTCAGCCTCGGTGTCCATTTCTTCTTCATCCTCTTCATCATCTTCATCATCTTTATCATCTTCTGCCTCTTGTTCTTCTTCATCATCTTTTTCGTCTTCATCTTGTTCTTCTTCATCTTGTTCTTTTTCCTCTTCATTTTGTTCTTCATCTTGTTCTTCATCTTGTTCTTCATCTTGTTCTTCATCTTGTTCTTGTTCTTCATCTTGTTCTTCCTCTTCTTCTTGTTCTTCATCTTGTTCTTGTTCCTCTTCATTTTGTTCTTCATCTTGTTCTTCTTCATCTTGTTCCTCTTCTTTTTCCTCTTCATCTTGTTCTTCTTCATCTTGTTCTTCTTCATCTTGTTCTTCATCGCTTTCCTCTTCATCGCTAGATTCAGGAACAGAAACGCGCTCATTTTTATATGTTACTTCATTTTGCAATAAAATTTTTTCAATAGTACAATCATCGTCGCTTTGTGTATCGGACACTTCTTCAATGTTCAGAGAAATATTTTCCCTGGAAATGTTTAGCCGTGTATTGTGTTTTTGCAAAATTTCAAGCTCCTTTTTATAATATTCCATTTCAGCTCTACACTTTTCAAGTTCTCTAGTTAAATGCGACTGTGTGTAATTGTATATTACATCTTGTATTCCGTTCTTAACTACAACGCTAACTTCGTTTAAAATTGGTTGAATATCAATAATCGTTGGCAACCGAGACATTACTCTTAGATATTTTATATTAGTAAATTTCGTTTAATATGATTTAGAAAATATTTAAACAATATGTATAAATGGACAATATTACAATTATATGTGAATCTGAGGCATCAGAAAAAATTCAAATGATCATGAGACAAACAGATTATAACATGGAAGTCGCGAGAGACAAGTTAATAGAGTGCAACGACGACCCAATAAAAGTAATTAAAGAATACATGGGAATTGTTGAAAAACCTAAAGCGGTTTCAAAATCACTTAATCAAGAAATATACAGGCAACTTAGACATAAATTAGACGATTCCATTCGCGATTTTAATGCAAAACAAGACGATAAATTAAAATATGAAATAAACATGAACAATAATGTGAAGCTTGTAAAAAAATAAATAATAATTCCAATAATTTTTATTATTTATTTGCATTTAAGCCAATCCAAATTGTTCATTTACAATATTATTTTTTGTTTGTTGTTTTTTCTGAAGTCTTTTCTTTAATTGATAGCTATTTGACTGTATAATTTTATTGTTAATAATAAAATCGTCATTATCTTCATGAAATTCGGGAAGTATTCTCGTTAAAGGTTTATCTACAATTAAAAATAAACGTTCCGATTTAAGTAGAGAGCGGTATTCTTGTATGGTTAAATTCCCATAATAACGCTCCAACATATAATGTGGGTTTGGGGCTGGTTTAATATTCTTTGAGTATTGGTATATTTTTGAGTAAATGTGATTTATTAAATAATATCGCTCAAACTTTGTTGAACTGTCTATATTTTCTTCCATTAAATGAGCGGTCGCGCATTCTGGACTGCAAAAACATCCATAAACGTGATACGAATCCTTTATAAAATGTTTTGGTATATAAATAGGCGGATTGTCAAAGTCGTATGAACACCAAAAACAAGCAGACTTTTTATCTGAAATATTGTTAATGTGCAAATTATGTTCAAGAGTTTTGAGTTTTTTCCATATTTCTTTTGTTTCGCAATTGTCGTCTTCTTGACTATCATTATAATTTATATTTTTAATGCTAGAAATATTTGTGGAACATATAATTTCCGGCGGACTCATTATTGCATTGTCTTCTTCTGGCTTGTTAATAATTTCATAAAAACAGTCATTTTTTGGGCCACCAAATGTAAATGACTCAATATTTGAAGACGTAAAATTAGAATTATAGTCTCCAGACATTTGCAAATCTTTCATTGAGCATTTTAAATGCAATATGACATTCGGTTTTGCTTCCTTCTGTTCTACGATTGACAAGTTTTGTTGTATTATTTTTCCTCCTTTTGGCTTTCTTCCTCGCTTCTTTCCTGGCGATTTAACAACTACATTTTCACCTTCATTTTCACCTTCATTTTCACCTTCATTTGATGAATCAGATTCAACAATTTCAGTTCCGTCTTCTTCTAATTTTTCGGAAGATATTTGCAATTGAATATTAGACTCTGAAGAAAAAATAACCTTATTTTCCGCTTCTTTTGTTGCAAGTGCATCATTTTTTGCTTTCTCTTGATTAGCCAATATATCTTTTTTAGATCTTCTTCCCCTCTTAGGTTTTATCGCTTCCTCTGAAACTTTACTCATTTTATATTATACGTATTATATTACTAGTAATTTAAATTGTTTTAATAAATATTTAAACGGGTATTTTTCAAGGACAATTATTTTTGTCATAACAATTTCTGCACACAGGAACGTAGTTATCAGACCCAACTAGCGTCTGCTGAGTTTCTTTTGATAAACGAAGAGAGAATATTCCTGGTTCTCCGTTTTTGCAAATAGAGCACAATGACTTGAGTTTTGTGTAATCATTGCACTTGGGAATAAGATCCAGCATTTGTCCAAACCGTTTTCTCTCAAAGTCGCCATCTAGTCCGGCGATGTAAACCTTTTTCTTTTCTTTAACCATATCCAAAACACATTCATACAAATCCTCAAAGAATTGCCCTTCATTAATCAAAATAACTTCTGCTACGCGAAGCTTCAAATGTTTGCTTGACGTCTCATCAAATGCTTCTTCTACGTCGCGATTATCCCACACATCTTTAATGCGGTGAGTTTGGATGCACGGAATCATGTTTTTGTCATGAGTGGAAAGCATTGATTCGTGATATCTTGTGTCGGCACAATGATTAATAACCGCGACTGGAATGTTGCAAAAGGAGCACTGCTTGTAAATTTCTAGTAGTTTAGACGTTTTTCCAGAATACATCGGTCCCATAAATAGTTCTAGATAGCCTGTTGCAGCCATTTTTGTTTTTTGATTGTCCATAATATTAGTTGGAATTAATTATTTCAATTTTATTCTTTTTTATTTGTTTTTTATTTGTTCTTTATTTGTCTTTTTGGTTGTCTTTTTTATTAGTTTTAATTTGGATTATATATTAAAAACTACAGTATATAATTTAAATAAATGAGTAGCATCCCTTGGGTGGAATTTTACAGACCATCAAAATTCGACGATGTTGTGTTAGATCCATTAAACAAAATTATTATGAAAAATATCATTGAAACCTCTTATTTCCCACATTTATTGCTATATGGACCTCCAGGCACAGGAAAAACGTCTAGCGTAATGATTTTAATAAATGAATATCACAAGAAACATAATCAACGAACTAGTGAATTAACCATTACGTTAAATGCATCTAATGACAGAGGTGTAGATATAATTCGCAATCAAATTAGCCAGTTTGTTAATTCCAAAACGCTCTTTGGAAAAGGCATGAAATTTGTAATATTAGACGAAGTTGATTACATGACAAAAAATGCTCAGCAAGCGCTTCATTATTTGATTCAAAGTTACTCAAGCACAGTAAGATTCTGTTTAATTTGCAATTATATCAGTAGAATTGACGAAGGATTGCAGAATGAGTTTTTGCGACTCCGCTTCAATCAACTCCCGAAAAATGACATTATTCAGTTTTTAAAGAATATTTCAGATAACGAAGGGCTAAATATAACGATAAATTCATTGAATTTAATTCAAAATTTGTACGGGTCCGATATGAGAAGCATGATAAATTTTATGCAGTCAAATCAAAATATTATTGATAGCAATTTTAATATTATTGACGTAACTGTATGGGAGACGATATATAATAAATTTATAAAAAAGGCATCTATTGCAGAATTAGATGCTTACATTCAAGAAATCAGCATTAATTATAACATTGACAAAAAAAATATAATTAAAGATTTTTTAAATTATATTATTCGTAATAAACCACACGTTATTTCAAGGGACTGTTTAAAATTTGTGGAGAATATAATGCATTATCAAGACTGCAAGAATTCATATTATATTAATTATTCGTTGGCGCGCTTATCATCTTTTGTTTCTAAAGACTCGTAAAGACTCATTCTTTTATGCAACTTAAGCATAAATTCATTTGGTGGAGAACTCTTTGAAGGATCAAAACAATTTTGCTTCAAACCATATGACACGTCTTTGCAGTTAAAATCTGTTGTAGATAAGTTTTTTGGAATTGGAATGAGATTACTCCTTTCATGGATGATGTGCGCTTTACAACCTAACATTTATATTCTATATAATTAGAAAATAAATTGAAATAATTTAACTTAAAGAATATAAAGCCAAATTACAAGTATCCTTATGGCTAAAACCATGGCAATTACTATAGATGACGAATGGAAAAACTTTATATCGCCTGATTATGATGAGGGATTATCAGACGATATCAACATTGAAAACGACAATGAAATTATTTCCAACCTTGATTTAGAACTTTCTGAGGCTCCTAAAGCAACCGAAATTTATATATCAACTAAATCAAAAATTGCTTATTTGAATAAAGAAATTAATTTAAAGGAGGTTTTCTGGAACATTCCTGTAATTTCATACGCAAAACCGGTTAATGGTGTCATAAAGAAGCAAATGAAGTTTAATTCTCTCTGTCAAGAAGAACTGGATATTGTCGCAGAGAATCTTAAGACTGAAACTTATTTTGAAGAGCAAATTATTACTAGTATTAACAATCCAAATGGGCGAATCAAATTCAAAGATATTAGAAAAGTAAGTATTGGAATATCCAAGAAGGACATCATGAGTTACAGGTGCAAAAAGAAGAGTGCGTTTTACAATTGCTTTGTTATTATTATGCGCATTAAAATTAAAGACGCATTCAAAGAATTTCATATTAAAGTGTTTAATACTGGAAAATTAGAGATTCCTGGCATTCAAACTGATGAGATATTTGAAGAAGTCTTGAAGAACATTATTCACAATCTTCAGCCCCACGTTAAGGAGAAACTTGAATACTTGCAAACAAGCGACACTGTTCTTATTAATTCAAACTTTAACTGTGGATTTTACATCAATCGTGAGACTTTATTTGATATCCTAAAATTTAAATATAATATTCATTGCATTTATGATCCTTGTTCGTATCCTGGAATTCAATGCAAATTCTATTATAATCCGCAATTGACCGTTCAAACAGGAAGTCAAATTTCGCAGGAAGACAAGGACAACAAAAAGTATAACAAAATTGTTGAAGTTAGCTTTATGATTTTTAGAACAGGAAGTATTCTTATTGTTGGCATGTGCAATGACGACGTTCTATTCGCTATTTACGAATTCTTAAAGGTTTTGTTATGCACAGAATTCCATAAGATTAACCAGAAATTAATCACTGCTGAAAATAAGATTTCAAAAGATAAGAAAAAGAAGGTTCGTCGCAAAATTATTCAGGTTGACGTTGAATCGTAACCACCTTTAGAAAAGGTTAAAACGAAGTAAATGCCAAAATTGATACATTTTTATTTATTAGAAATTTTTTTCACGCAAAGAGCCAAATAACCCCCAAGAAGCGCTTCTATTACAGTGACAAACCAATAATAAATGTCACTTTGCGACCATTGGTATCCTACATCAAAATCACCATAAACGACTTTGCTTGCCAACGACCCTATTATAACGGCCATTAATAAGTGTGGAATGTTGGATAATTTATTTGGTAAGAGAGCGCCAATGTATCCGCCAATAATTGTGACAAATATCTGCGTATAATTGTGTTTATTTTGAGACAATAACATATACATTATATTTATACTTTATTTTGACGTAGGTCATTGGATTTGGATTGTTTTTTTAGTTAGGCCAATATCCATTTAATAAATTTCTCAGAAGATTCTTCCAACTTTGATTCGCACAATGGATCGGTAAATTTTTCGCTAATTCTTGCGTCACTAATTTTATTTGCAGATTCTGGTTTTATTTTTGAATACTTTTGGATAAATTGATCAACCAATTCATAATATTTAGTAATGCTTACATTTTTGCTCATCAAACTTACAAAATTTTCTATTGTATTATATTCTTGAATTGTAAATTTGTATTTTAATAATTTATTGCACATACTTTCCATATGTTTTACTAAATTTCCAATAATGGCATTTTTTTCGGTTATCTTCATTTCTTGCAAAGTAAAAAAAATAATATTCTTAAAAATATTAATATTTACATTAAGGGTGTCAAGTTTTTCAATTGTATCTTTGGATGGTTCTGTTAGATTTTTGCGATAATCCGCTGATAATTCAAATATTGTTTTTTTATATACAAACATTGCGGCGTCGCGCGAACTTAAATTCAGAAATGTATGCTGATCCTCGGATATTTGACCAATAAACTCTACATAAAAATAAAATGACCTTTGTCCATGATAATATGCCATATCAACGTTTCTAGAATAATATAATAACATTGTAAAAACGTGCGTTATTGTTTCTATTCCTCGCTCTATAATGAATTTACTATATGCCGAATTTTTTTCGTTAATATTATCAACAATAAAATTTAAATATTCCATCAACAGTGTATTATATTTGTTTACAATGTCACCTATAGTATTAGTTAAATTGCATATATAATTATTGGAATCGTTCAATGAAAAACGATTATTATTATTATTATTGATTGTTATTGCATTCATTTTATATTTTATAGAAATATTAAATTTAAATACTTTATTCTTATAAGTATTTAAAGACTTTTAAAACTTCTTTAATATAAATATGTCTGTAGAACAACCCAAAACTGAAGCATCTAATTATAGATTACCCAGTGACATTACTTTAAGACACGCCGCAAAATTGGCAATCGTTGAAGATAAGCCAATTATGTTGGATTATTGGTCGGTTTCGCTTGATAAGAAGGCGCTTGTTGGTGTTAAGGAGACCGGCGAAAAGTTGTTGGTGAAGAGTGAGGATGAGTACACTTCACCTATTGCCAAGTTTTACAAGAGTGGAACTGAATTTATTATTATTACAGAGAACTCCATTTACTTGGTGTCTTCTGACATCCCCACTAGAAAGATCTCCTAATCCACTTTTAGAAAAAGTGGAGCAAAACAACCTTTGGAAAAATCCACTTTTAGAAAAATCCACTTTTAGAAAAAGTGGAGCAAAATCTACTTTAAAAAAGTAGAGCAAAATCTACTTTAAAAAAGTAGAGCAAAATCTACTTTAAAAAAGTAGAGCAAAATGCGGTTAAATAAAGCTTTCAATGCAAAGAAATCTTTATTTTTAATTTTTATTTTAAGGGGTGTTATCTAATATGAATTCCTCACCATCTTCAGTTTTTTTGTTAAGTTTTGGTTCTTTTTTGCCTAGTGCCTTTGAGATCAAATGAAATAAACTCACCGCGTAACCTATCAAAATAATGAAAAACGCGTAAAGATCGCTCTTTGTGATGTGTTTCTTCAAGTAGAATCTATTAATAATTAAAAGGTAGGTAAACTGCAGAACAATAAGTAAAAAGGTGTCTTGTGTTGGTGAGGCAATGTCGTGTGTATGTCCAATATCTATTGCAAAAGTTGTAAATAACCAATTTGACCATGCAAATGGTATTGCCATTGAAAATGCTTGCCAATAAGTAAGATTTGTATATGGTAATGTCACGTATTGACCCCACATGCTTAGCGCTTGACCTATTGCAAACAACGCATAGTATAAAACATAATAAATAATTTTAGAATTGCCTAGGTTCATTGTTAAAATATGCGAATATAATTTAATTTTATCATTTAAATATAAATGGTCTCTGTTTACAAAGTATTATTGTGGGTGTTTCTTAATATATTGGTTGTTGTTACGGTTATGTTGGCAATGTTCTTACAAACAACGTTTAAAGGAGCCGATGCAACCGCGTATAACAAATTATTGGCGTCCGAATTTTGGGCCACAATGGAATGGTTATTTGTGGTTCCCATGCAACGCATTGGTTATACATTCTTAAATCCCGCGCAAATGGCACTGTCTTCTTATGTTTTTCAGTTTTTAGGACAACTATTTAGCAATCAGTTTTGGTTAAATGTCGCGACAACAATTGACGATTATGTGGGAATGATATTAATTTTATTTGGAATGGTTGTCTCTAAATTTGCATTGCTTGGTTAAAATTATAATATATTTCTGTAATATATATAAAATGCCTAATGGAAGTTTCTGGGTAGGAAAAGGTGGATTCAATTATAAGAAAAGCAATGGTGCCGGTGGTAGACGCAACTTTGCTCTCGGATTAATTACAAATCAACCTGCTGATGTTAACAACACTTATGTGACTGGTGCCGGCGTCGGTGCATCTAGTATTGCCACAAGACGCGCTAAAATGATTCACGCAACAAGTTGCAACACTCAATATCCTTGCAGCAGATCTTTTTCTCGTCTTGGATTACAAATGAGCGGCGGATCAAATGATTATGCTTATAACTGGTATTTTAATGATGTTTGGCCCAATCCTTATCCTCCGCCGCGGACGCCGAACTGTTCCAGTATTTCCGGTTCATTAAATAAAATAATTAACTCTATTTCTGGAACAGGTTCTCAATTTGGCTCCGCAGTATCATGGTCTCCTGACATGACCAAATTGGCAATTGGTGCACCAATTTACCCAAGCGCAGCCAATGACGAGGGAATAGTTTATATATGTAATGCTGACGGAACATTAATTCGTTCTATT